AGAAGACGGAGAGTTTAGATGGAGAGATGTTATGACTACATGGGACTTACCTAAAGGGGAATATATTACAGTATATGGATAGGTTTACCAGAAAAAGAGAAAGATAGGCTTAAATCGGCTGTATGAGTGTCTTAGAGGGTAATAGATGGGACAGATTACAGGACAGAAGTATTTTTTTAATAGTATGAAATGAGTAAAGAATTACTAGCGGTTAATTATATCCTTGTATTTTACCTAAATTCTTTTTTAAATTAGCTAACTCAACTAACTTAGATGATTTAATAGGTTTAGTTGAACTATTTTTACTAGAGATGCTACCTCCACGACCTCCAACTTGTTTTTGGTCTTGCATTGCATCTATAGGTCTATCAATACCAGCATTCTGAGCAAGTTGTTCATGCAGTTTTTTCATTCTATTTAATTGTTTAGGCCCTAAACCACTAGTATTTTTAAGTATTTCTTGATTATTATTTCTCATATTTAGTATAGTCAGGACTCCAATTGCCTTTATTTGAATAAGAATGTTTACTAGTACCTATACTTTGGTTACGTTCATCCCATGCTTTTAACATTATTGCTTTTTGTTTAGCAAAATTTTTTACCATCATTCTTGGATGGTGTTTTGCAGGCATTAATGCGCTTTGCAGGCTTTCTATAAACTTAAACTTTAAGTCATCAAAGTTTTTACCAGGATTACCTGCACCCTCTATCTTTTTAGTGTTATCTGCCACTATTTACCTCCGTGTGTTTCGTATGAATGACCTCTATAAGAATGCCATACACCCATTTTATTTTGTTGGTCTGCTTTCCAACTTAGTTTATCTCCAAACTTGTAAGCGCCTGTTTGATACGCTTCTCTAGCTCTAATTTCTAAATTCTTTTTTCTATTATAGAAAGCTTCAGCTAGTCCACGTGCTTGTGCAGCCCTCATTTTCTTTTCACTGTTGGGCATTCCTTGCATGTTAGGAGACTGAATAGGAATTAAATCTTTATCCTTAAAAGGATTTAACTTATCCATATCTATTACTTACTTACTGTACTAGAACCACCGCTAATTTGTTTTTTAGCGTATGTTTTGATGACTGCTAATGCAGCACCACCGCCAGCTAATGCAGCTAACTGAAGTGTTTCAGCTTCTACACCAACTAAAGGAGCAACTGTTAAAGCACCAATAAATGCTTCAACAAATGTCCAGGCAGTACGTTCTAGCATGTCTTTGAGGTCTGCGCTCATTGTATAACTCCATGCTTCGTTCCAAGGGGTCCACGCAACATCCTTCTTAAATGTCCCATCAGAGTTTCTTGCTCTTTTAAATCTCTCAAACATTATTTAAAGTAATCCTGTTCACGAGACTTATTGAATTCTTTATTTCTTAAATTCTTTAAACCAGTATACATCATTAGTCCAGCCATTGTTCCAGGATTTCTTTTAGCAAACCATAATGCAGCTGCTGCTGCAACTTCTCCTGCTCTTCGTGCTATTACTGGGTCAACATTTTTAAAGTCAGTAACTCCTTCTGTTAAATTATCAACTGTTCTGTTATACACTTCATCATATTTCTTTTTATAATTAGGAGAATCTTCTATTTTACTTGATACATTGTAATCACTTGTCTTAGGTGCAGTAGGAATTTTTCTAGATTCTTCCATTGCTGCAAATACTTTAGGTTCTTGTGCAGCAAACTCACTTCCTTTCATTTTCTTCATATCTTCGTAACTCATTGGAGCTACTGAACCACCTGGTCTTCCTGCACCTGGGTCTACTATACTTGTAGCAGGAGTACCTTTAGCAGTATCTTCCCATACACCGTAAGTAGGTGAACCTTTTACATCAGCAGCTATAGGTTGTAAGTTATTAGCAATTCTAGTTCTTGTACCTTTAGCAGTTTTTAATTCTTGTTGTAATTGTTCAATATTACGATTGTATTCCATATCTGGTTCACCAAACTGTAAAGTCCATTTTTCCTGTAATTCAGTTTCATATTTAATAGCTTTTTGTATATCAGATATTTTTTTATCAGCTTCACCTAAAGCAATCATTTGTTTGTCATCTAAAGGAAATGATTCTTTTACAACACGCATACTAGTTGTTTTAGCTTTACCTCCTGTAGGTAATGTATCACCTTTTTTAACAAGTTCTGTTTTACTTTCTACGGCTCCTTTAGCATCACCTAGAATACCTTCTGTTTTACCCCAATATTGGTCCATATCTCTAACATAACTTGAACCTACACCTTTTTTAGTTGTTAAACCTAGGTCTTTATTACCAGTAGCTCTTCTAGTTTGGTCAAACATTCTATCTTCAAAACCTGCAGAAGTACTTCTACCTACATCTTCAGTAGCAAGTTCAGTAACATTCTTAACTTGTTCAAAAGGAGTTCCTTTGTTAATAACAATGTCTTTATCTAATTGATTTAAATCTCCTGTAGCTTCTATTAATCTTTGTGACGCTACTAATTCTTCAGCTGATTGTCCTAATTTAACTTTTTCTATTTCTATTTCTTCAATTAATCTTGCACCTTCTGCTGCTAAATTAGCTCTTACATCTTCAGCAATGTCAGGTACTTCATCTAAATATTTATTAATTGTTGCTAATTCTTCAGAAGCAAAAGAAGTTTGTTTAGCTATATCAGAATCTGAATATACAGTTTGTGCAGCACCTTCAGTTATATTCGCACTTACCATTCCTTCAGGTCTACCAGGTATTGCTCCAGCTCTTTTAGCTCTATTAGCTATTTCGTCATTTATAATATCTATTACTTCTGTGTCTTTTCCAAACATAGATTTTAAACCTTCTAGTTTAGAAGTAGGAGTGTCACTTAATATTCTAGTAAATCCTGTGTCGCTAGTACCAGCAATTCTTTCTGTAGTTTGAGTACCATACAAATCTGTATTGAATTGATTTTTTAATTTATCTTCTCCAGCACCTTCTATTTTATCAGAATCAAAAGCTGCTTCAGCACCACTCTTCTCTCCCAAAGGGTCATCAGAGCTATCTCCTAGCTTGTTTTTATTCCATTTAAAATTAGGTGCTGCCATTATGTTATTTTCCTGCCATCTAGTTTAGCATCTAATACTTTGATTTCTCCACTTATCTCTTGTAATTTTTCCATTACTGTACCTGTAAGTATGACATCATCAGTTGACTTATTAGATAGTTCTTTAACATCACCATCATAATCTATATACTCAACCTCCACATCTAATCCAGCTTCTATTGCAGCTGCAACACGTGGGTAAACAAACTTATATGCGTCAACACTACTACCAATAAAGCCATCTTTAGCTATTCTATTGTTAGTTTGAGTGTTACCTACTATTAAACAACCAGCAGTATGCTCATCAGTATTACCTGTATGCCATAAGATATACTCAAATCCTGGTACATCTTGTACCCATATCATACCTTTGTGCATTTCACCATACTTAGCTACATATCTACTATGAAATCCACCTTCAGTACGTAGTTTTAGCTTGTATGTACCAGCTGGTATTCTGGTTTCACCCCAGACTTTAACATCTCTCTGTTCATCTTCTAATGTGTATGCGAGAAATGTACGCTTACCATTGTTTATTTCAAATAGCAACCCAGATGTAGAATCTTTTCCGCTACTAACTCTTAATACTTCGTATTTCATATTTTTATCTTCTCCCATACTTTACACCAACCATAAGGAGCTACTAGTTCTTCGAATGCATTGCAATAGTTATTAATATAATGTTTGCAATTACTACAATACTCACCAATTCTATTACTTCGCTCAACATAAGCTCCTGGTAATGGCATTACTATATCCTAATCTTTTTATTATACTCTGTGCAACCAAGATTAGTACATTTCTTGTATGTTTTAAAGAACTCTACTAATTTATTACACTTTTTACAGTGTATTTGTTTTTTTACCAAACTATTTAGATGGATGTTTACAGTTACAAATAGTTACATTTGTGTAACCATTATCAGCTTTATAGCTTCTACAAGTTTTTTCTTTTTTCATTTTCTAAATCCTATTGTTAATAACCATATTCCTAATGTTATTACGGTTGCTAACCCTGTAACTTGTTGAGCGCTGCCTGTTAAAGTAAGTGTTGCAATTACTAAACCAACCAAAGTCCAGCTAAGGTTTAATGTTTCTTTAATTGCTTCTATAAACCATGACCATAATTTTTTCATTAACTTCTCCTAAATACGAAAGCAGCCATACTAGCTATTCTAGTCAAAATAACTGGGACAACAACTTCTTGTGCTTTTTCTCTTTGGTCTGATGTCATATCATCTCCAATGTTTGCAACGTTTATTTCTGAAAAATCTATATCAACAAAAGTTTCTATAGGATTTTCTAAAAAAGTTTCGAACTGAACTTCAGTTACAACATCAGCAAGAGTGTAATTTTCTACGTCTGCATTTTCTACTGCACGTTCAACGTATTCTTCTACTGCTTCAGCTACTACTTCATCTTCTTTAACAGCTTCAGCAATAATTTCAACATCTTCTGTTTCTACTTGTAATACTTCAGCAACAACTTCTACTTGTTCTTCAGTGAGTTCTTCTATGTCTTCAATAGCTTCTTCAACTACAGCTTGTACTACTACTTGTGTTTCTTCTGTAGCTTGAGATAAATTTTGTACACCAATATCATTTACTTCTTCAAGAACTTCTATAACTTCTTCAGGTTCAAGTTCTTCAACATATTCTTCAATAACTTCTACAACTTCTTCTTCAGTTAAATTTTCTTCAATTATAGGTATATCAATAACTTCTTCAATTTCAGCAACTTCAACAGCTACTTCTTCTTCGGTTAATTCTAAAGGTTCTTCCTCAACATCTTCCTGTACTGGCTCAACCAAAATCTCCTCTGCTTGAATTTCATCTTCTGTATCGGTGTCATCTCTAGGTATCTCTTTGTCCAACTCATCTTTCTCTTCCAATTCCTCTTCTATAATTATAATAATATCTTCAGGAATATCTTCTATTTCAATATCTTCAACTTCAAACTCATCGAGTTCTTCAATGTATTCCTCAATTTCAAGATAGGTTTCAATAAATTCTTCAGCTTCCTCTTCAGTTTCAAATTCATATATTTCCAATTCCTCTGTAAGTTCAAGGGCTTTAGCATCAATCTCCATTTGCTTTTCAAGTTCAAGTATTTCTTCTTCAGTAAGCTCAACAACTTCGAATTCTTCATCTTCATAGTCATCGTCCACTTCCAATACCACAATATCATCATCAAAAAGCTCTTCTTCGGTATCGTATTCTTCTTCATCAATAACAATTATAACTTCTTCTTCTATAACTTCTTCAGGTATATCACAATCACCACGCTCAATCTGAGCATTAGTCATATAACAACCATACTCTTCTTCATTAGCTGTACGCTCATTGTCACGCTCAACTGTGCCATCTTCAATTTCATATTCCTCATACTCTGCTTCAGTTCCATCATCCATAACAACTGTAATTGTAGGAGGAGGAGGTGGCGGAGGTGGTGGTGGCGGAGGTGGAGGCGGCAAAGTTGTAGTAGTTGTAGGAGGTACAGTTGTAGTAGTAGTGGTGGTAGTTGTAGTAGTTGTAGTAGTACTGGTTGTAGTAGTAGGAATAGTACTTTCATCAACATACTGCCAATACAATGTATCTAATACAGATATGTCAGTTAATGTAACTTCAAACTTTGTAATAAATTTATCTGTGTTAGCTTCATCATTGTTGTAATCAGTAAATGATTTATAGAAATCATCATACATAGTAGAACCATCACTTCCCCAAGATTGTGCATTTTTGTTTAGAGTTTCATCTGTACTATCTGAATAATAATATTTAACAGAGTAAGCATTGTTTACTGCACCTACTAGAAATCCTATTTCATATACATCTTCTGAAAATTCAAAGACATAAGTACCACTTTGTATAGCTAATGAACAACCTGTAGTTCCATAATTACCTTGTTCATTACAATAAATATATGCAGGACTATTACCTCCACTAATAGTTAAACCTGATTGATAAGTGTCATCACTAAAATCTTCATTGACTGTAACTTCACCAGGCACTTCTTCTGCATATACAGGTAAAGGATATATTAAAGCTAATACTAATGCCAAACGGGCAAACTTATTAAACATCTACTATCGCTTGCCACCGAAGTACTCCACCGCATGTCCATTGTCTACCATCGATTGATTTATATTGATTCCGTTAATAAAAAATTCTCCTAGTATTCTTCCAAACTTACCTTTACCGTGAGATTGTAATTCACAAGGATGTTCTTTATCTGAAAGTTTTTCAGTTAGCCAATCTTTTGCAGCCAACCCTCTGACTTTCTCTTCTTTATCTCTTGTTCGTGATTCAGGAGCATTGATGCCCATAAGTCGTACACGACATTTATGCCACACATCAAAACCCAAATCAATTCTGACATCTACTGTGTCTCCATCTACAACTCTAAGAATTTCTACCCCATAATAGTATTTCATAAGTTACATTATAGTATTTAAGAGAGCAGCTGTACTACTTAATGCAACTAACCAACCTACTATTTCAGCCCTTGAAGGAGATTTATTTATTTTTTCGTGTAAGAAATCTATTCTTTTATGAAGCTCTTGTACTTCAACTCTAATGAAGTGAAGCATTTCTTTATTAGTATAACCATTAGTATTTGTCATCAGTATCTAGCAAATCCCACTCTTTATCCCAATCTTGTGGAATAGGTCCAGTAGCTAATCTTTTAAGAAAAGATACTATCTCTTTACAAAGATACCCTACGATGAAACCAAATATAAAATCCATTAACCTTTACCATTTAGAGAATAAAAATGTCTTGTTTTTCCATTTACGAAGATAGTTGTACTTGGTCCAGGAACTATACTACTAATTATAAACATAGAAGAACCGTAAAATAGCATGTGGAAGTTACTCAATGAACCTCCAGCACCTGTATCAGGTAATAAATCTAAGTCCTCATCAATAGGTTTATTTCCTATAGTATCTATGTCTAAGGAACCACCTTCTTTGAGTAATAATAACAATGACATAAAATGTATTGTACCTTATTTTTCTAAAATATCACACTTATTTAATTCTTTATATGGATATGTAACAGCTGCACGTTCAAACACACCTTTAACACCCTTTGTATAATTAGTTATATGACTAATACTTGCTACATATTTTTCTATTTTATGTGTAGGGTCTATATGAATAAGCTCTACATCTTTATTAAATACAAATCTCCATAACGGTTCGCCTTTTACAATTTGTAATATACCTGGTTTACTAATGTTAATAGCTAAATCTAATATTCTGCCATATTTTCCTACAGGCATTGTTCCCTCTACATAAGTACATGTATCAAAGTTATGTTTAGTATTTGTGTTAGGTGCCATTTGATAACCAACTAAATCTTTGTCATCACTTAAAAAAACATAAGGCATACTAATGTGTAAGTTGTCATCTCCACCATTATCTGATGGAGGTTTAGTTAGTACTACTGGTTTAATTTTTGTTAAATTCTGATAATTAACATCGTAACTTTCAAAAGAAAAACTACCATCTTCTGTTCTATGTACAAGTAAATCATAAGGTGCAAGTATTTCTATAACTCTTTTGTCCAGGGCTTTTGTTTGTGGGCATATAGCAACAGTAGTCTTGGAGTACTGAGGATATGGAAATATTTGGGTAGGCATACCTAATATATCTTGATGAATGTACCAATATAATTTACTCATTGTTTTCTATAATCTTTTTCTTGTATATAAAATTTATTCATTTCTAATTCTATGTCTTTGTACTCTTTATCGGTGCCAGGTCTATTAATTAAATTTATTTTATCTTCTCTTTTATAAACTATAGCTTGTATTACAGGTGTACCAGCTTCTACAACACAATCTAAATTTTCAATACTAAATGGAAATGTAACGTATCCCCATTTGTCTGCTTCAACTAATCCTGTTAAACATCTTATGTCATTTCTGAAATGATAAAATGGGTCAGTATAAAATATATCATATCCTTCAGGTACAATAATTTTATAAGGCAATTCTATTTTTAATATTCTACCATCAGGTCTTGTACCTATATCCATACCTTCTATTTGATATGGCTCATGCGTTGTTACATGTTGATGATTATTAAACTGGTCTCCAGTAAAAGCATAGAACACATTAATTGGTTCATCATTTTCATACTCGTGACCAATATATAATTTACCCCATAAAGGTATTGTTATACCTGCTGTTATAGCATCTTGTATAGCCGGACATTTCTTTGCTGTATATCCAGGACCAAGATTAAGTTTGTCTGCATAATCATCTCCAATATGATGCCTTACCCAAGATGCTTTTTCTGTACCTAAATCTATATTCTTATACCATTCAGGTAAAAATTCATTAGATAATTTAGGTGGGTAGAGTTCCAAGAATTTTTCTCTGTCTTTACTCTTGGGTATTATCGTTATTTCCATTTAATATTTTTTGTTACAAACTCTTTATATCCGCTTTTAAATTTACCGGTAAGATGAGTCTTCTCACAACTCTCTATATATTTTTGTTCTTCAGACATTTCTCCTATTTCTAAATCAAAATCTGTACGTTTAAAAGGTATAACTTGTACAAAAGGAGTTCCTCTCTCTACCAAAACATCATCTAACGTGTTTAGTATTGTAGGAAATTGTACTGCATGATGCTTGTCTGTTTGAACAATACCTGGTAATACAGTAAATCTATGTTCAAATTGATAATGTGGAGCAATAAACATACAAGAATATCCTGGTGGTGTGTATATTCTCCATGGATTTATAAACTTAATAGCGTGTCTAAAATCATCATCTTTAAATTTCCAGTTATAAATTTGTTCATTTAAATGTAAATCTAAATTGTAGTCAGTAAATTTAGTTGACCATTCTATAGTATTACCTTCTCTTTGTATTAAATAATCTGCCCACATAGGAATAATAAAACCTTCAGTAGTAAAATCTATAATTGCAGGACATCTCTTAACAGTGCCATCTAACCATTTCTTACTAGTCTTGTGACTTTTATTTAACATATTGTTAGTTGATATATCTTGTGGTATATAATCCATCATATCTTTAAACCATGTAGGCATGTGTTTCATTGCAGGTTCTACTGGTGCTATCTTGTCTAATCCAGGTACATCAGTTTTAAATTCTATAATTTCTTTTTTGTTTAAATTAAATTTCATGTTTTAAATAACCTGCTTTGTATCTACCTAATACACTTAACCTTGCTACATTTATCTTTCTTTGTAATTCTGTAGTCATATCCTTAATTGTATATTTAAAATCTTCTCTCTTAAATGGAACTAACTGTACAAGAGGAGTACCTTGTTTAATTAATATTTCATCTTTATCAGAGGTATATAACAGCTGTACATTTAATTGATGCATTTTATCATGTTCAATTACACCATAAGAAGCAGTCCAATCTTTATTAAAATCCCAAAACAAAGGCAAATATCTTACACTGTATCCTTTAGGTGCAATACATTGCCATCTAGTTGTTATCTTAAATATGCCTCTGATTGGTCTTCCTGGTATATGATTTGTCATTTGGTCGTGGTCATGTAGTTCTAACCATATATCTTTGTTTGACTGGTCCATAAAGAATTGATTATTAACAAATCCTAAATGTATATCACAAGGTGCTGTAACTATATATCCTTCATTAAATACACTAGGAAAACTAGGGCAAGTCTTAGCTGTTTTAAAATTTGTTTTTAATTTACTTACAAAAAAATTAGGGTTTACTGACCTTTCAGGTATATCAGCAGGTATATTTTTGTACCATTTTGGTATAAATTCTCTAGCAGGTTTAGGTCTTGCATCTAGTATTTCAGTCATACCATCTATTTCTGTAGTAAATATTAATTCTTTCATAGTATTATTATACAAGGATGGTAAAGAAAGTTAGCATAATTGGTGGTGGATTGTCAGGAATGCTTGCAGTTAATCTATTTAATAACAAAACAGATTTCGAAGTTGAATGTGTAGATAACAATACAGGCAAACAGAATGTAGGTATAAGTGCAACATTAGATTTATATGGGTATTTAAAATACATAAACAATATAGGTTATGATGAAATACATAAATTTAATGCCTGGCATAAAACAGGTGTAAGTAAAGAAGGATTTGGAGATTCCAATTACTTTCAAAGTTTTGATTTAACTAATATATCTTGTCATTTTAATTCATTAGATTTAATTAATTATTTATACAAAATTAATGAGAACGTTAAATACATAGATAAATTAGATAAAAACTCTGATTATATTATTGATGCTACAAATACACCCAAAGATGTAGTTGATATAGAAATGCCAGTTAATACTATTCTTGGTATTAAAATTCCTTGGGACAATCCTACATTCGACTATACAAGACTTATAGCAAGGCCTTATGGATACATATCTATTATGCCAACGAAACGTTATATGTTTGTTACTTATGTATATAACAATACCTTTAATACAACTGAAGATATTACAAATGATTTAAATGAACTAAATTATGATACAAATAAATACCAAACCTTTTCTTTTAAAAGCTACTATCATCCACAACCTTTAACAGGAAATACTTTATATACAGGAAATTCTGCATTTTTCTTAGAACCTTTTGAAGCTACAAGTTTAGGAAGTACTATTAAATTAAATATTGCAGCTTACGAATTATGGACACAACAATCACCTCTTACACGTATGTTAGAATACAACGAATATGTACAAGAATGTCGTGAAATGATACTTATACATTATTTAGCAGGAAGTAAATGGGATACTTTATTTTGGAATAACGCACAAGATGTTGCTGAAAGATTCTTCAAACACAATATGAGTGATGCATTTAAACAAAGATTAAAGGTACTAAAAGAACCTTGGCAAAAAGAATTACAACCTAGTTTTTTTTATGATATAGATTTGTTTAGACACAACCTAGATAACTTAGGTATTACTTCTAAACTTCTTCTTCACCAGTAACTTGTCCACTTTCGTTATAAGTAGACTGCATTAAATTACCTGTAGTTTTATCAAACCATCTTTTATTGCCTAGTGCATCTTCACCAGGGTTTGTATAAGAACCATCTGCTTCTTTTTTATCACCTGGTTGACATACACCAAAATTGGCTATAGATACATGGTCAGCTAAATCGCTAAACTTATCTTCAGAACCATCCTCATTTGTTTTAATAACATCTGATTTAACTTCTTTAGTTGTATGTACGATATTAGTATCTGTAACTACTGCAAAAAATACGCTCATTTTTATCTCCTAATAATATTCTACTATAATAACATAGTTTTCTGTACCTGTCCCCATACTATTATCAGAATCTAATGTTGATAGTGTAGTACTGTTAGACAAATACATAGGCATACTATTCATAGAGTTATGTCTTTGAGTATATAAAATTGTTCTATCTAAATTGACTTCAGAAATAGTTATAGGTGTACTGCCGGAAGTTACTTTTTGTATAGACCTTACATGACTATCAAAGTTATGGCCTTCGTATAAATTTCTAGCCATTATTCATACTCCACAACATTAATATAAATAGTACCATCTCCAGCTGTACCTGATACGCTACCATTTGAATAAGTAGTAACAGTTGTACTATCTGTTAAATGTGCTGCAAGGCTTCCTTGTCCAATGTTACCTGCACCTGCAACATAAGCTCCTGCTCTAGTTATGCAATACAACATTGTTTTATCAGGGTCTACTGCTGTTATAGTTTGTCCACCAGTAGAAGATACAGTTAATTTTTGTATACTTCTAATACCGCTATTTCTTCTTATATCTCTAACCATTACCAGTACTCTATCACTTGCCATGCTACATAAGCATTTCTATGTCCATAATTTGGGTTTTCATAAACTACTTCTGACCTCAGATTTGTATCTGATGTTAAACGAGATGATGGATGTTCATTGTGTGTTATAGAGAATAAAGTGTTTTGCCAAGTACCATAACCTAAAGCATTAAACATTGCATTGTTTGCATACACATGAGCTTTGTTTTGATTAACAGAAGAAATTGTTGTATCAACTAATGTAGTAGAATCTGCAACTTCAAAGTATCCACGCTGAATACTTTTTATTGGAGAACCTGCTGCTAAACCGCTTCTTCCCATTATTCGTACTCTATAACTTGTATGCAGTGATATTGGTCTTGATTATTATCTCTATTCCCTGCTTGAGTTTGACCATAACGAACTGTTGTACTGTCTTGTAGATATGCATAAACAGATGTATTACCAACAGATACTTGTCCATAGTTATTTTGATAGGCGTTCCCACCATGAGAATACGCGTGGACAGAATAGGAACTTGTCCCTTGTCCGTCATCCATGACGTAAGTTTTACTTGTATCTACAGCAGTAATAGTTGCTGTATGCAAAGTATTATTTCTATCTTGTGTAGCTTGTACACGTTGAATAGACTTTATTCTTTGCACATTTTCTTTGCCATATCTAGGCATTACAACTCCTTATAATAAGTTATTAAGCAGTGCTTTCTTCAATACCCCAAACATTAGCAACAGTACCCGCAGTAGCATTAACAACCAAGAAGCTTGCCGCTGGCATTACAATATTTGTTCTTTCCAAAGTATTGTATGCGCCAAGAGAGAAGCTCTCGATTTTATTTGCAGTAGCAGCTGAGCCACCACTAGGGACTAAATGCACATTTACTGTATCTGCTGATGCAGTAGTGTTTGTTAGGTTTAAGTTGACAACAGCTAGTGTATTCGCTGGAACAGTATACACTGTACCATTAGAATCATCACCATCACGTTGTCCAAGTATTCCACTTGCCATATATATCCTCGTTTCTTTTCACTATACTATATTGATAAAAATTTTTTAACCATTTAACATAAAAAAACCATTGGCTGATGTCATTGTAACACCACTTCCGCCTACTTGGTTTGCATAAACTTTTAATGTAGCAGTACCAGATGCATCATACAATAATACATAGTCTGCAGCAGTATCAACATCTGTTGATGTTCCATCACCAGCATTTGTAAATAAACTATTTAAGTGAGCGTTATTAATATTATTAATTGCAGCAGTTCCATTAGTGTTAAATGTTGTAATTGCTGCTGCACTTGTTGTATTGAAGTTTGTTATAGCTGTATTTAAAGATGTGATATTTGTAGATACTCTGTCATTTTGGTCTTGTATATGTTGTGCTAATACAGCAAGTCTTACTGTTGTACCTATACCATGTGCAATGCCTGTAGCAGCTGGCGCACCAGCAGCTTGTTGTCTTCCATCATAATCTCTTTGTACATCACTAAATGTAGTAGAACCAGATGAATGTGTTTTAACAACTACGATTTCTCTGTTACTAGAAGAATCAGGGTCAATAACTAAATAAACCCAAGTATCTGCATTACCTGTAGAAGCTGATGTTATACCTGTAGAACCGTTAGTTGTAGGAGCTGTAGCTACAGTAAATGATGTGGCACCTGCACTAAAATCACTATTAGTTATAGTAGATTCATAAAAGTTTACTATTTGTGTTGCTCTATCTGCCATTACGCTCCAAACCTCATTATACCCCAAGATGCAATACCTGGTGTATGTATTGATGTTACTTCTTCGATAGTACCTTGTCTAGTACCACGCACGGTAATTATAGCATAAAGAGTATCACTTCCAACTGCTTCATTAGTTTGTATAGGATAGCTTATTTGCTCAACAACACCTCGGATAGTTTCTTTAGGTTGAAATAATTCTAATGTTACAGAATCACCTTCTTTAGAACGTAAAGAATTATATAATGTATCTCCTAAACCTTTAACTTTAAGAGGTTTTCTACCTGGTCTTTCTACTCTATCAGATATGTTTATAGGCACTTGAGCTACTACTAATTCAGGTCTTGCTAATGCACGAAATTGTACTGATTTTACTTTAGGTGTACTAGTACCATTAGTACTATTCAAAACAACTTTTCCTACAATGTATCTTGATACTTCAGCTATTTGTTTTTCTTCATCTCCTACACCGCCTAATTGATTAATAGCAGTAGTAAATGTAGCTGCTTCTGGATTATCTAAATCTTCAAACTTAGTTGAATATTGTAAGCTAACATTTGTTTCATCAGGTAAATTAATTGTTGATAATTCTGCACCAACAAATTGTTTTGATTCAGCTGTAAAGAAATCAGCTGCAGACAATATTAAATATCCTGTAGATTCATATGTACTTGTTTCTTTATATACATCAGAACCTGAAACAACAATCATAAATTTACCTGTATGTTGTGTAATACCAGTAACAAATCCGTTACCAGCTGTTTGTAAATCTCTAGCCAAACCACCTGTTGGTAAGTAATATCGCCACAAATTTACTTTGTTATTAGCTTCTTTTATTCCCATATAGACACTATCCCTTGACACAAACATTGACTTAGGTGTTGTATTTATACCAGTAGCTACCCATTCTTTAACTAATTTTCTATCATTTAAAACATACTGGTCATCAGCAGCAACTAATTCTGCTCTATATAAACGACCAACATCTCTTGCAACTTCTTTTGTTCCTATAAATATAATTCCTTCAGTAGCTGCAACAGAATGTACTTCTTCGAAAGGTATATTTGTTTGACCTTGATTAACATAATTACCAGATACTAATTTAAAAGAATATATAGTACCATCTGTAGAAGATGCTAACACTGCAGCACCACCGTCAATAACACCAGTAATTGAATGTGTAGGTTCTATTTCTACAATACTATCTGCATCTGCTAAATCTGAATTAGACCATGTCTTATTAAAAGGACTTACTTCCCAAATGTATTCTGCAGTACCATCATTACCTGTAACCCATAGTTTATTTTTAACATAATACACACCAGTTAAACCTCCAGAACCTGTTTGAGCAGTTGTTTGAGCAGCCCAAGAAGAACCATTGTAATAAAGTAATTGAGAACCAGCTGTACCATTTGCAGTAGTAGCATATAAAGTATTACCAAAAGCAGCTATACCTGTAAAGTTATGTGTTGCACCAGATGTACCAGAAGCTATAGTTGTCCAGTTTGTACCATCATATTTATGTATGTTTGTAGTATCAGTTATATAAATATTACCATTAGTAGTTTGTGTCATGTAGTTATTTGTACCACTAAAGGATTTGTTCTGTGTCAATGTTGTATACAATAAATGTATATTATATGATGTTTCATCATCACCATGAAATACATCAATACCTTTACTATCCCAAAATCTATTAACATCATCTTCTGCACCATCAGCTCTATGTGCTGTGTCTAATCCTTGTCCTGCACTAAAGTTATTTCTTGAATATATACGTCCTAAGTTAGATGTAAAGTCTTCAGGATTTTGTTTAACATTTACATCTTGTCCTTGTTGAACATCTGATGATTGTATAGTTAGTAACCTATCAGGTCCTACAGCTGTTCTTAAATATACGTTATCTAATCTACAATCGTATCCATATCGTTTTGGATTACGAACATTAGATGTTGATGCAACTCTAGCCATTATGTAGGATATAAAATACTATTTAACTGTACTGGTTCTGGATATTTAGACCTTAAGTTACTTCTTGCTTGTTGTATTAATAATTGTTGATATCCTAATAAACTACTACTAATAGTCTTTGAACTTCCAACAGGATAATTTGCAGCAGCTATTTGTTCAGTTATAAACGCTGCATCTACTTGTTTAATATCTTTACCAACAAGCATTTGTGCTGCAGCTCCTGCCATAATAATTGGTTCATATTCTGTTTCTAAACCGATACTAGCTAATGTAGTTGCTTCACTAGTAGGGGCTATAAATTTCTTTTTAAATGTTACATAAACAGTATGACCTGCTGATATACCTACAAATTGTACTGCGTGTACAACATCAGGTCCTGTTGTGTATGTTTTAGTTCTTTGTGTTTGTGTATCGTCTGTGTATGTAAAAGGATTTGGTAAATCAATCATTTCTATAGCTACACCATTGTATTTAAGTCCTGTTTGGTCAGAACCTGCTTGCCAATCTGTGTATTGAGATATAGCTTTTAACGGTGTTATTAAATAATTATAACTATCCTGGTCACTTCCATGATTACCTAATAGTTTATAACCTGTACTGGCTGTTAATTCTATTGTCTCTGTTGCGAATAATGTAGGATATAAATTTTTAATTTGGTCAGATACTGCTTCAAACACATTTTTACGTGGGAAAGTAGGTGCTATTCTTATTAAATCACCTGCTGCATGTGTTGTAGCTGTTGTTCCTCTTGCTCCTCTTTGTACAGTTACTTCATTAGTAACAACATTAAGGGACTTTGAGAACATTAACTCTTGACCTATTTCAATAATAGCTCCAGCACCTAAAGCATCTTCTTCTTCTGTAGAAAATAAATTTTCTTCGTAGTTAAAAGTGCCTGTTCCAGCGCTTGCAATATTACCAGTTAAATAAGAATAAGATTCTACTGTATCAACTGGCTCAAGATATTCTCTATATATCCTGTCTACTAGGTCGCCTATTGTGGTACTCACAATTGACTCCTAACTTTGTTTAAATATTAAATTTATTGTTCTATCGGCTGCTTCAGAACTTCCAGATACTATTCTTAAAAATCCAGTAGAAGCAAAAGCCCAACCACTAGGGTCAACTCTTACTACATTTCCTGCTGATACTGTATATGATACTTCAGTACCATCAGTTTCTACTACGTCATACCATGTGGTTCCATTGAATGAAAAATCCAAAGTTATTGTAGTTCCAGTCATTGCTGCTGGAAACACAATACCAGATAGTAATAAACCATCGCATTGTGCTGCAGATGAGTTTGTAGCATTATCTGAAATGTCGATTAAAACTTCTTTTTGTAATTGCATATCTTCCTTACTATAGCAGAAGAAAAGGGCAGGAGGTGGATTCCCACCCTAATCTTCAAATTAAATTAAGCTACTTTAGCTATTTTTAGATGGTATGAAGGAGGACCGAAGTCGTATCCCATTTCCATATAAACACCCTTAGCAACTTTTGCATCAGCATTTTGGTCAATATCTCTTACGAATACTGTTCCGTATCCAGGGATATTAGTAAAGACTGGCTGTATGAAAGCGAAGTCTAAAATAAATGCATTATTGTCAGGCATGATATTAGGGTCGATAACCATCATTCCAATCTGTCCGAATGGAGTAACAATTACGTCAATATCAATACCAGCAAGGTTTCTATCTCTAGGTAAGATAGCACCTGTGATTCCAACAGAACCAGCAAGCAATTCTTTGTTAAGGTCCAAAAGTTGTTTTGGAGTTACGCAAAGAACAGGCTGTACCATTGGAGCATGTGCATCATACAATCTCTTAAGAGAGTTAGCGATAGCATCCCAAGAAAGTACTTGAGCGTCACCTGTAGCACCGTTACCTGTTGTACCGTTCCAATAGATGTTACCACCTATAAAGTCCGGAGCAACTGAGTTGTTTGCATTTGCATTTAATGATGTGTATTCAGAAATACCACGCATTTCTCTAGTACCTGCACCAGGTGTAGCGTTAGCTCCATCTGCGTAAGTACCATTGAATGCGAACCATTCTACTTCTCTAGCTACTTTTTCAAGTGCTAAAGACATTTGCTCTGCAAACTCATCAACGATTGGATTAGAACCAGCTAATCCTAATAGTGCTGCCGCACTTGTTGTACCATCACCATCAGATGAAACTACAGGAGTGATTCCTCCTCCAGCTGCATTGATGTTGAATGAGTTTTGATGCTGAAATGTTGCCATAGCTGTGTAAGTGAGTTTGACACCTTTATGAAATATCTGTGTCACACCTGTGTACGCAACTCTATCTCTTCCGAGATACTCTGTTGGCGCACCACCTTCTTGACCTTTGTTAGGTTCAGAAGATACTGTGTGTGAGTCAGCAGCTTGGATTTGCCAGAAAGTAGATTGTAAAACCTTACCTCCGTTCAAGCCACCTGTTGCAGATAAGAAAGGAGTTCTTTGACCACCTACACGGAATAGCTCTCCCGAAAAGTTATTAATCTTTTGGGAGTAAAGTGTGTCACCAGTTAGCGATATATTCGCCATGATAAACCTCCGTATATTGTCGTATTAAACTATTACTTATTTGTCTTTTTCTTGGTCCATGAGAGTTAATCTAGCTCTTAGTGAATCTGTTACAGAAGCACTTTGCAAAGCTTTAACTAATTCCTCATTTACATCAAGGGGTACATCCGAAGTAGAATTTGCATCAAGTGCAGCTACTCTAGTACGTGCATCGTCTTGAACTATCGGTTCAGGTTCAGGTTGTGTTATTTCCTCAACTTGTCCTGATTGTTCCCAACCATACTCATCTTTAGCAAACTGTGAGATAGACTCTTTATCAATTGGTCCATCATACACTTGTTTCAACGCTTTACCGAAACCCTTGTCAGTAGATAATCCTAAAGTACCAAAGACATTATCGATTTCTTTTTCTTTAAAAGAAGCTAATTCTGCCTCAAGTTTCTTAATAGATTCATCTTTTCTATCAATTGTTTCTCTCATTTGTTTTACACCATGTTCTTGCGGTGCATCAAATTCTTCCATTTTGTACCTCCACTATGTGTTAACCTATCAGACAAGACCATAGGCATCTTGCCGTGGTGCTACCTTAACACTTGACTTATTCTCTGGTAGCTACAAGCTATAAGTCCATTACTCTACGGTTTTAATACGAGCTTTCAACGTAGGCTTCGAAAGCTGTTTGCAGGTCTATTGTATGCGGACCACGCAACGCTTAATGTATATTATAACAGATTATTCTATAAGTCCAGTAACTTTACCATCTTTTCTTCTGGCACCTAATCTCATACCATGCTTAGACATATATTCAGATTCATAACGTTGTAATCTATTTATAAATCTTTGGTCTCCTAAAGCTGCTTCTTCTAATTCGTAAACAGATAAATCACGTCCCATTGAAGATACATTAGCTATTGTTTGACCAGCACTACTATATAATTTCCTTGCAGTTTCTCTATTAAGTCCTCTAGTTCTAAGGTTTTTAGCTCTTTCATATGATGTACTAAATCCACGACTAGTACCTTCTGCTTGCATTTGTAATGTAGTTATTTGATTTGAAAGTAATCCATCTTCTACATCTTTATTAATTAAAGCACCAAATATAGCACTTCTAGTTGCTTCTATACCATATTGTTCAGCAAATAATCTTTGAACTTCTGGTATATCATCTATGATTTCGTTATAAACTAAAGATAATCTTTCTTCAAATTCTATAGGGTCAACAGCATTTACAATTAATTGTTCGAATTGTTTTTTAAACATTGAAGTATCTTCTATATCGTATTCTCCTAATGTGGCTTTATATGATTCAATATTAGATAATGCATCAATTTCTGACATTATTAATGTTCCATCATCTCTTTTTAAATAGCTAAAATATTTTTCCCATGTTGCACTTTGTCTAGTTAAACCTATTGCAACTTTAGCGTCTCCATATTTTGCCCAATTCTTAGCATATTCATTTAATAAATCATCTTCAAAAAAACTAAACAGAGCTTTTGCAGTATCTAATCCTTGTCCAATAGTAAATTTTTTACCAGCATTAGTACTGCCTCCTCCACCACCTCCACCAGAACCACCCGGATTTTCACTTCCAGGGCTAGTAACTGGTGTATACAATGCAGTTTCTCCTGTTTCTAATAAAACAGTACCGTCAGGATTGTAAGCTACTACTCCAAGTCCTGCAAATTCACTTAAATCTCCTGTTCTAGTCCATCCAGCAGCTACATATTCATCTACTAAAACTTCATCTACATCAGAATAAGAACCATTTGGGGTTCTCATTTGTACTAATCCCATTATCCACCTACCTTAAATAATATTTCTCTAATAACTTCTTCAATTACAATTAAATTTTGATTAAATCCAGCAATACTTTCTTGATATGCTTGAACTTGAGCTTTTAAAGTAGCTACTTCTTGTTGTAAATCATTAACTGTTTTGAATAACCAACCAACTAACGCAGCTAAACCACCTTGAAGTATCTGACTTAAGTTAACTTTTGCTTCCATTATGGCCTTCTTCCTGATGTATAATTTTGTGTAGGTACAATACCATCATTCCAAGTTGTCATCATTGCATCAATCATGTCACCTGTTGGTTGTACGTATCCTCTATTAATACCTTCTGTTCTTGCTATTTCTTTACGTTTACCTACATCTGGCTCACTTAATATAGTAGCTAAAGTTGGGTCATCTTTTGAAGGTACAACACCCCAAATATCTTCAAGTATTTTCATTGCGTTACCTTCAATATTCATCCAAGGTATTTCTCTATCCCATGTAGAGTTAAAAGCATATCTTTCATCTTTTAATTTTTCTATAAGTTCCTCTGCATAATCTGGATTATTTGTATATCTTCCTGCATGTACCGCTATATCTTGTATGTATGGTGTATGTAATTCTTCTGGTAACCAAGTATCTAGTAATTCTTGTATCTTATCTTCATTTTGTGTTGACCATGTTACTACTCCATTATCTAATACATTTTGAAAATCATCTTCTGGTGTAAATATAGAACCTTTTTGAGTAGCACCAGTTACTTGTTGTAATGCATAATCCTCACCCCAAGCACCACTTGCTATTTTATTAGTTACATAATCAATACTATTTTCATCTAAATTAGATTCTAAGCCTTGTAACATAACTAACACAGCATTTCTAGCTTCTTTAATTAATTGTCTTTTACCTAACTCATCATTCCTATATGTTTTGTAATTATTGTATTGTTTTCTCGAATAACCATAATCATTCAGTATTGAGATAAATCTTCCATCAACATCTAGTTCTAAATTAGATATCCAATTAGTAGGGTCTTCAATAATTAACTCAGTAATTAAATTAATAAATCTTGAGTCATTAGACCAGGGTTCTTTTGCTGAAGCATCTTTAACTGCACTTACAGCATTTTCAATAATAAAACTATTAGCTGGGTCTGTAATATTCATTATGCTTCCTGAAAACCAAATTTGTCCAGAATCCTCTAAAGCTTTCCATTGTTCTTCGGAATAAAATTGGTACCCTTCTACTTCACTTGGGTCAGTTCCTGTAGGTGCATCAGATATATTACTTATGTCATCACCTAATGTCCAATAAAGCACTACTCCA